GAATAGACCGGTCGTACTGTCGCAAATGCACCATTGGGCCGTGCGGACAAGTAGGCTGCCCTTGGCAGGCAGGAAACGTTCCGATATTTGCCATGTCTACCAGCCGACTGCTGAGGAAGTAGGGGCGCCGTGTTGCACGCCGCGGTAATCGCGGATATGTGTCTGGCCACAGCGGCACCAACTATGAACGTTGGCGGCATTCTGCCGCGTAACGCAATACAGAAATGTATCCAGGCCGGAATCACCGCACACGATGCCGAAACGGCAGAACCCTATCGGTAGCGCCCCGGCAGGAACCGTCGGGGCTCGGGCGAAGGCGGGGGCCGGGCGCCGTCTATTAGGTCGTTTGAGGGAGGCCGTTGTTCGTTGGCGGTGGACGCTGAAGCTTATGGGATTTGCATCGATCGGCGGGAGCGATTGGTTGTGAACCGGTCGCCATCGGCAAAAGCTTAACGTCCCGGTGCATTTAAGCCCGTCGAGAGTCTTGCCACGGAAGACTCGACTCCAATAGCCTGCTTCGTCTGTTGACGAATGAAACTGTAATCTGCTATGAAAGAATTCAGCCGTTCGGTTTTGCTTACCTCAATGGCAAAGCACACCGTTCGGCACTCTGATCCGTCCCATCCATCATCACTAGCCAGTGCCGTTTCCGGCAATTGGAGGCTCCGACTCTCGATTCTCTGCCGTCTCGCCTGCCGTTTACGTTTTTCCGCGGCCACACCCGCGCGGCAACGAACGCCGGGGGGTAGGGGGTCATTTTTCGCGGCAGCTCGAGGCCAGCGACCCGGGGCAGGCCTCACGCGAAAAATCGCAAGTTTCCAACTTTTTTGTGGAGGCCGGTTTTGACGGGTCGTGTCCTCAAATCGAGCGCTTTCAATATGAAAATTGAACTTTGGCCCGTCGAGCGCCTTATCCCGTACGCCAGAAACGCCCTCAAAATAACCCAAATCGCTGTCGACGCGGTGGCCCTCAGCATCGAGCGGTTCGGTTTCGTGCAGCCAATCGTGGTCGATAAGGAGGGCGTCATCTGCATTGGCCACGTCCGCAGGCTGGCTGCGATGAAGCTGAAACTTACTGAAGTGCCGGTTCACGTGGCGGACTACCTGTCGCCGAGTCAGATTCGCCAGCTCCGGCTCATGGATAACCGTTCACACGAGAACGTGGACTGGGATCGCGACCTGCTCGGCTCTGAACTACTCGAGTTACAGGCGCTTGGCCTCGACCTGACTGTTACAGGGTTCGGATTCGACGAGCTCAACACCCTGATGTCGGAGCTACCGAAGGGTCTGACGGACGAGGATGCCGTTCCGAACATCCATGAAGTCTGTGTCACCGCGTCCGGCGATCTCTGGGTGATGGGTAATCACCGTCTCCTTTGCGGAGACGCTACCGAGGTATCAGATGTGGAACGCCTCATGTGTGGCGAAACGGCCGACCTGGTTTTTACAGATCCACCGTACAACGTTGACTACGAGGGATACACGGAGGATCGGCTGAAGATCGACGGAGATCGGATGACGCCCGAAAAGTTCCGGGAGTTTCTCAGAGCCGCATTCGTCAATTACCGGAATTTGACGAAGCCGGGCGGCTCAATGTACGTCTGCCATTCCTCCTTGTGGCAACGAGATTTTCAGGATGCGATTGAGTTGGCGGGGTTCGATGTCCGATGCCAGATCATCTGGGCAAAGAACACCTTTGCCTGGGGATTCGGACGTTACAAGTTTCAGCACGAGCCCATTTTCTATGCTCATGTCACTGGTCAGCGTGATCCCTGGTATGGAGACAAATCACAGTCGACGCTCTGGACTGAAAAGAAGCCCGCGGCGAATCGAGTTCACCCCACATCAAAACCGGTCGAGCTTGTCGATCGGGCTTTGATCAACAGCAGTAAGTCCGGCGACATTGTGGCTGATCTGTTCGGCGGCTCCGGCTCTACCCTGATCGCATGTGAACGTCGCATCCGAATGGCGCGAATGATGGAGATTGATCCGCGGTATGCCGACTGCATCGTTCGGCGCTGGCAGGAATTCAGCGGAAAAGAAGCTGTGCTTGCAGATGGACGGCGCTTTGAAGCGGTTGCCGCCGAACGCACTGCGGTGGAGGTGTGAGATGGGAGTCCGCGGACCATTACCCAAGCCTAACGCTCTGAAAGAGCTCGAGGGAAATCCGGGAAGGCGGCGCCTCAAAAGAGAGCCGCCCTTTGCCGGGGGTATTCCGGTGGCACCGAAGTGGACCAGTCGCAAAGCGAAGGTAATCTGGGACGAGCTCGTTTCGGAGATGGCGTCGACGGGTGCACTGCGTTTGGTCGATGCCCGCGCTCTTTGGCAATTGTGCGAGGACGAGGCGCTTCTCGCGGAATGCTATCGCGGGCTTTGGCGCACGGCGGCAGCTCTCGAGCGGAAAGCGAAGGCGGTGAAAGCTGCCGCTCTGCAGGCAGGGCGTGAAGTTCCCGAAGCTGCGGAGCTGCACGGCGGTGCTCTGCTCGCGCTGCTCAGTCAGAAAACTGGCAGGCTGGCAATGAGCGCTATCGCCGCCCTCGCTGAGCGGGCAATTACTCAACGACGTGAATTTGGCCTCACACCCTCGGCACGCGCACGATTTGATGCAGATACCGGCATGCCGAACAGACGGAGCGCGATTGATCCTCTGGAAATGGCGCTGTGTGGCGCCGAATCTTCAGAGGAAACTGTCAACTGAAGACGTGCGTCCTTATCGTCCGGACACTTGCTGGTACTGCAAAGCCGATACCTGGTGTGAGCTCCGAGCCAATGGTCGGCTGCAGTGCCGGGCGTGCAAAATCGAAAGATTCTTCACGGAGATTCTGTTCCCGCCACTCAACCTTTCTCTGATGAAGTGGCAACGAAAGATTCTCCGAGACATCTATGGCACCCTGATTCCCGAGGACGGCACGCGCCAGTACCGGCACGCCTACATCAGTGTTGCCAAACAAAATGGGAAATCGTTCGTTTTTGGTGGCCTCCCTATTTTTCATTTGCTGATGGAAGATGAAGAAACGCCTGAGGCCTATGGATGCGCCGCCGCAAAGGATCAAGCCTCGATTATCTTCAAAGCAACCACACGACTGATTAGCGCGAATCCGGAACTTCGTCATCGGTTCAGGGTCCTCGAATCGACGAAGCGGATCCTGAGGCGAGACGGCGGCGGTAGCTATGCGGTTCTCTCGGCCGATGGAGATCTGCAGGACGGCACCCCCCCGAGCCTTTTGCTGCGAGATGAATTACACCGGTGGACCACGAAGCGGTCGGAAACCTTATATAGCGTTTTGACAAAAGGCCAGGTTAGTCGGGGTGAACCATTGGATATAGCCATCACAACGGCGGGAAGTGAATACGAATCACCACTCTGGTTTGCAGAATACGAAACCGCTAAGCAGGTTCTGGAAGGCAGCATCTCAATCCGGAACCGGTACGCGGCGATCTGGGCCGCGGATGAGAAACGGATACATAGTGACTCGGAATATTGGAAATCCCGCGAGGCGAGGGTGGCCGCAAATCCCAGCCATGAAGATCTGGGCGGATTCCTCCGGGATTCGGCTCTCGCGGATGAACTCGAGTTGGCGCTGATGCGCCCGTCTGAGCGAGCCAGGTATTTGCGCTCCGGCCGTGTTCATCTCAGGCTGGATTCCTCTTTGAAATTTCGACCACGCCGCCCTGAGTCTTCGGTACGCCGTTATTTGTGTCGCGCATGGGTTCAAGCCCGGCGTCTCGAAGGAGTGATGCGATTCCGTCGCGGAGCAGGTCTCTCATTGTTGCAGGCTGGTCTGTCCCTTCGCGATGGAGTTGCAGTCGTTTTATGGCGATTCGGAGTTCTTTATCAAGAGCGACAGTCGTTTTCCTGTCGGTCGAAGCTCGCGTGCGCGGCCGCCCCCGTCCTTGGGTGTTCACGTTGACCTATTCTTAAATGTTTAAGAGTTTAAGTATTTTTGTATATCTAAAAATACAATATCAGTCCAGCGGCGTCGAACACAAGGTGCGCTCCAGCCTCGCAACCCACTGGAGTCCCGGTGGAGTCCAAACGAGCCCAACATGCGGCGTTTGGCGTCCGTTTGGCGTCCAAATCGACTCGCCCGAACTCTTTTGTTTTCAGTGGGGATGGTCTGTAAGTGGCTGATATTTGTTGCTTGGGGTGCAAGAGGTCCCGGGTTCAAATCCCGGCAGCCCGACCAAATTCCTCAAACACTTACGGTGTCCGTACCGGACACACAGGTAACAGTTCGTTCCTGAGACATAGGTAACACATTTTTCAGTTTGCCGTCTGCGCAGAAGTGCATTGGTGGGCGC